TCACGCAAAGGTTGCACCACAGAAACACATAAACACTTTAAACTTTTAAAAATTTTTTTGTCAGTAACGGAATTGTCTATGTTTTTTCTGGTAGCAGTTTGGCTTTTAGTAAATTCTCTAAGAGTAAAATTATTACTTAGCTTTGTATCATTATTCCATTCTTTCATGAATAACTCGTTCTTTTTCTCCGATTCGACATAACTGCACCACAACCTTTGTTCAAACGCGTGACTACACCACCATCTTTTTTTTTGATAATAGTTTTAACGTTGGTTGGTTTACCACCAACACCTTGAGGTTTGGCTCTTTTTCTAGCCACTGCACTACGCCTTTGGGCAGCTGTCATACTTTTAGCTTTGGCTCTAGGCACACATTTAGGATATTTTCTTTTAGAACCTTTTACTTTGGCTCGACCACAAGCTTGAAATTTGCCATCTTTTTTAGGCGCACCGATATCAACCCAATCGCCTTTAGGCCCTTTACCAAACCATTCTGTTAATCCACCTTTAGGTTTTGCCATTCTTTTTTCTCTTAATAGATTTCATGGCCGCATTTCTTATCGCTTGTTTACCACGTTTAAAAATGCTCACCACTTCATTTTTCTTCATAACTTTAGCACGCTGTTCGCCTACTGTTAATATCTGTATTTTACGAGCAAAAGGTTTTTTTATTTTTTTAACTTTAGCTACAGTGGCTCTAGCATCAGCTGGGGTAGCAAATTTTATTTTTACTGTATCTTTAGGATTTTCATCAGTGTATAAACGTCTGCCTGTACCTTTAGGTTTTTTGCCAGTGCCTTTTTTTGGATCTCTACGTTTAGGTTTAGTCATCAATCTCCTCCTCGGTATGATAATTTAATGTAATTTCTTCACCCTTCTTTATATTCTTTATAGCGACTAAATTATATACTCGGTAATCATCCCAATCTAAACTTTCTATTAAACAACAATTAAAATTTTTTGAGTGATTAACAAATCCACCAAGAGGTGTGCGTACATACCCCATAATTATTGGAACCTTTATATGTGTCATGCCTAAATCTGTATTTGATTTAATTTTTTTAGTAGCAAAAATACCCAAACCCTCTATAGAACTAGACTTTATTGTTAGGTAATCTGGCAGTGGTTTATAATAAAATTTATTAAACTTCATTATTTATTATCTGTTAGACTTCTTACTCGTTCTTACTCTTAAATCTTTTCTTTTTCTTTTTCTTGTTGGCATAATTTAATATTCTCCTCTCTGATACTCATTTGCCTACCTAATCTATAGCCAATGGCAAAAGGCAAGACTAAAATAAAAATACCAATTAATTCCATGGTGTTGAAACTGACTCACGATCTGTAACCGCCGCCACGTTTTTTATAAGTTCTAACTAACCAAGCATTGGCATAAGCTGATGGGTAAACTTTAAATTTACGTTTAGCCTCTGCTTTGACTCTAGCGTATAGAGCTGGATTAGTCGGTGTAGCACCGCCTTTCTTTTTCTTTTTCTTTCTTTTTTTAGCAACACCACCTGCTTTTAACTTAAGTGCGGCTAAACTTCTAGCTTGTTTAGCATGAGCGTTACTAGCTTTTTTTAAAGCTTTTGTAACTTTTTTTACCGTTCTCTTTACTTTTGTTCTAGCTACCATTTAACACCTCCATCTGCGTCTTGCTTGTCTTAATCTAGAATTAGGATTCTTTGCTGCTTTCGGAAATTTTTTCATTTGTCCAGCAGATCTAGCACAAAATGACTTTCTACGTTTAGCTGCTTTACTACCTCTCTTTACTTTACCAGTGACAGCAGTTTTTAGTTTCGAACCTGGATTTAATTTTCGATAAGCTTTAACACCAGCTTTAGTCATGCCAGCGCCTTTTTTAGTAGGGCGAAAATTTTTTTTATTTCTAGGAGGCATTTTGCCTTTCTTTCTAGTTGTTTTAGCCATTTGCGCTCTAGTGATAGCCACTTTATTTAATTGGTTCGATAGTTATTCCTTTTTGTCCACTGGCTTTAGCACGTTCTAATTTAGCTTGAGCTTGCTCTAAAGTTGCGTTAGACATAATTGGAAAACTTATACCTTTTTGTTTTACGTTATATCTTTTTTCTTTCATTTTTTTTCCTATGAAATAGTTACATTGACAACTCCTAATTCAGCTGTCATAAAATCACTAAATCTTAGTTTATCATTATTAACAGTAATAATACCAAAGGGGTCAGTGATATTAACAAAACCAACTCCATCAAATACTTGAAGTGAATTGGTAGTCGTATTAAATATAATTGTACCTGCGTTAAAATTAGATTCGTCTCTGCTTTCAGTAGTGAATTGTTCGGTGTCAATTGGGTCAAAAGCACCTAAATTTATTTCTATAATTCTAACAAGTCGATTAAAAATTTCAGGACTAACAGATCCATTAGCGACTGGTAAACGAGTATTTAGTAATTTTGCCATTACCTTCTACCGTCAGTTCTAATATCGTATCTAGTTGCTCCTAAACGCCAACCGACTCCCAGATTACCACTATCGCCATCATTAGAATTTACTCTTAATACGGCTTGTCTACCTCTTGCTCGAATGTGTCCTTGTTGAGTGGCAGGACTTACCGTAGAAGTTTGTCCAGAATCTAAACTATCGCCAGGGAAGTTTCTAGTTTTAGTTACTATGTTTACATTTGAAGCAGAGTCATTGTCTAAAAATTTTAAATCTGGTATGACTCTACGCAAAAAAGAAAAATTTTCACCATCACCAATATCAAAATCTCCCGACTCAATAAAGACATTAGTCATTTCAGAGCCGTCGTCATTAAAACCAAACTCGTGTTGAAATAAATAATTACTACCAGCAGCTTGTGGATAATTTTCTATATTAGAATCTAGCCAAGCAGTTCTATTTAATTGTCCGTAGTACCATACTTGTTCTTGATAGTTGTAAATAACATAACGATCTATTTCGGTTGTACTAGCAGACGGATAAAACCAACCTACCTCTGAGTGTTTGTTATTACTAAATCCATGTATTTTAAATGCTTGACTTTGATTGATGTCATTAAAAACATAGTTTCTTACCGTACAAGGTATTTGTTGTACGGTGCCGTTGTAAACATAAAAAGAATCGTAACTCATAAAGTAAACTCCATCAGGAGCAGTTATCGCTGCTTTTGGTGCAATTAACCCTGTGTTCTCATTAATTAAATTTATGCCAAAAGTAAAAGGCGGCCCAATAAATTGCATGCTATAAATAGCAGTATCAGTGAAAACTATTATTTCTTGCCTTGCTTTCACTCCACCAATAATTTTTGAACCAGAAGATAATCTCAACGAACCTGCTGTGTTGGTAGACAAGGGTTGAAACTCTAAAGGATTCTCCTGATCACTAAAACTTATTAACATTGGATCTAATTCTCCAGTTCTATTTCCAGTGCCGTCTAAAGGATCTGAACCAAAAATTATTAAGTGTCTGTCTATTTCTGAAGTTAAAACTTGAAGGCCAACCGTTGGCACTTTGTTAGCGCCAGCTTGAGTGTGTAATTCACTGGCTCTAGTTGAAGTGGTGTTGTTTTCTACCCAACGATAAATACCTCCACCTCTAGCATTAATAATAAGATCTTCACCGTAATTGTCGTGGCTCCAAAGTCTTAAGTTAGTTGTTGCAGTTTCTACTCCAGCGGTTGCAGCTTCGCCCCAACCGTTAAAATCGTTAGCACTATCTGCGTTACCTGTAACCAATTGCACAGTAGCGCCATCGCTATGTGCTGCAGCTGTGCTTCCTTGCACCCCACGAGTACAACCGCTAAGGGTATTAGTAGACACAGATCCTATAGTAATTAATTCTTCGCCAATCAGGATAGTGTCACTAGCGACAAATCCTGTCGCACTAGTTAAAATTATAGTGGTGTCTGAATTAGAGATTCCACCCGAATCATTTAAAGTAGTAGTTAAAGCGCCTTCAGTTGTACCACCCCACAAACCTGCACCCCAACCTGTGGAAGCAACTACCGTATCTAAACCAGTATTAATTTGATAAACACCATCAGTGCCAGAACCACCATTACCACTGTCACTACTATTAGCAGTTACAGTGTTACCAGAGGTATCTTTGGCAATAATTGTGTAAGTATTACCATCAATAATACTTGCTATTTGATACTCTTGATTTAATACAGCAGCGGTGATTAAACCACCTAAAGTAACTGCTCCAGAAATAGTAACGAAATCGTTTAAAACTGCTCCATGAGAAGCATCGGTTACAGTAATGGTTGACGAGCCATTAGTAGCAGCAAAAGTAATTGAGTTGGTGCTAGTCTTTCTAGTAGGTGTAATATCATTAAATGCGTTGTTGTTTTCAACGACATAATATTTTAAGTGTGTGCCTACTCCTAAATATTTTGTTCCTGCTAACGAAACAAAATTATGTAATGCTCTAGCAGTGCCTTGGTAAGTAGTTGAAATTAATTTTTGCCAACCACCAAATTTTTCAGGTCGACCCATACGAAATCTAATTAAATTACAATCAAACCAAGCAGGCTCGTTATCGTAAGCTGTGCCCTCTCGATTTATTCCTGGTTTGAAAGTGTATTTTTGTAGCGCCATTTTTTCATTTTACACGAAAAAATAAATTAGAAGAGAGTGATTTTTAACATGAACCCAGTAATTGTTAGCATAATCGTGCCAAAAAATACTAAGCCTCCTCTAATACTTTTATTAATAGATTTAACTTCAGTTTCAATGGTTTCTAGTCTGCGCCAATTTTCACGCCATCTAACTTCACAAGCTGCCTCATGTGCTGATAATCTTTTATCTACCTCTGCGACAGTTGCTCTAACCATTAGTCTTTTTTAAGTGATTTTAAAAATGTAATTGCAGCAGAAACTTTTGTAGTTATTTTTTCCCACAATGTTGGTTTGAAATATTTAATAATAAAAAGGACTGCGATGAGTCCTAAAATAATTGATAATGCGTCCATAATTACCTCATTTAATTTGTATCAAAGGATTGCTGGAATTATCCTGCTTGTCCTCTATCTTGTCTACTTTTTTAAATAAAATGTCTA